GGGGTAGAACAAAGGCCATTGGTTCAGTTGCTCAAGCACTTATACAACAGGCTCAGGCCGGTAATACAACAGCTATGATCTTCTATCTAAAGACGCAAGCAGGATGGAGAGAGAACGATATTTCCGAGGATGAAGATATAACACCTCAGAAGGTCCAGATTGAGGTAGTTGATGCCCGTACCCGTTAACGTCCCACAAGGAAAGTTTTTAGCTTTAGATACAAAGTTTAGAGCTTTTGTGGGAGGATTTGGATCAGGGAAAACAGCAGTCGGTTGCATAGCTCAATGTATGGATTATTGGGAATATCCAAAGATCAATCAGGGGTACTTTGCCCCCACCTACCCACAGATTAGAGATATCTTCTACCCTACAATAGATGAAGTGGCGCACTGGATGGGTTTACGTGTTGAGGTTAGGTCCGGAGATAAGGAAGTCCACTTCTACGAAGGCCGCAGATACAGAGGTACTACAATCTGTAGATCAATGGAGCGACCAGAGACAATCATTGGGTTTAAGATTGGACGCGCTCTAGTTGATGAGCTTGATGTGATGACTAAAGAGAAGTCTAATGCCGCGTGGAATAAGATCATTGCCAGAATGCGGTATCTGGAGGCTAATAATTCAATCGATGTAACCACTACCCCCGAGGGTTTTAAGTTCGTCTATGAGCGATTTAAGGAGCAGGGGGGGCAGAGCTATGGGATGGTGCAAGCATCAACGTATGATAACGAAGAGAATCTACCGCCTGATTACATTGATTCATTGATTGAAACCTACCCACAAGAACTTATTGACGCATATCTAAACGGACAATTCGTCAACTTAACAAGTGGAACCGTTTACTATGCGTACAATCGAGTAGATAACGACAGCAGTGAAGAGGTTGTTGATGGTGATTTGCTGAGAATAGGGATGGATTTCAATGTAGGGAATATGTCAGCCTGTATCTATGTTCTACGCGGTGATACATGGCACATGGTTAATGAGCTGTCGGGGATATTTGATACTCCTGCAATGATTCAGACGATTAAACAGAAGTGGCCCCTGCACTCTATTCGGGTCTATCCTGATGCTTCTGGCAAGAATAGAAAGAGCGTTGACGCTTCAACCTCAGATATAGCACTATTAGAAATGGCAGGGTTTGCAGTCTATGCGAATAAATCCAATCCATTTGTAAAAGATCGTGTTTTAGCTTCCAATAAAGCATTTCAGAATAAACGTGTTATGATTAATCAAAGGAATTGTCCAGAATCGGCAAAGTGCTTAGAACAGTTGGCCTATGATGGCAATGGGGAGCCTGATAAGAAGTCAAACCTTGACCATTTGCCTGATGCTGCAACATATCCTATAGCTTTTGAAATGCCGATTGATAAGCCAGCCGCCAAACTTAAATTGACCTTTGCGAGATAAGAAAATGCCAGTAAATGACCCTAATGCAGAATATAGAAAGAATTTAGATGGCTGGACATTGGTCAGCGATTGTATTGAGGGTGCGAAAGAGGTTAAGAGTAAAGGGACGACATACCTCCCCAAGCCTAACCCTAACGACACAAGTGCAGAGAATACTGACCGCTATAATACATACAAAGAGCGGGCAAACTTTGTGAACTTCACTGGTCACACCAAAACAGGTTTATTAGGGTTGGTTTTCCGCAAAGATACAGATGGTGACCTACCACAAGCCATTGAATACCTTTTTGAGAATGCTAATGGCAGCGGCCTTACACTTGATCAGCTAACGCGTGACGTTATTGGAGAGACGTTAGAAGCAGGGCGATATGGTTTGCTGGTTGACTATCCAACGGCTGCTGGTGCTGTAACTAGAGCTGATGAAGTCGCTTTGAATCTGCGAGCTAATATCCTCGCATATCAGGCGAAGAGCGTTATTAATTGGCGTACTGAAATGATCGGCGGTGTAAAGAAATTATCTTTGGTGGTGCTGCTTGAGCAGAATGAGGTGATTGCAGCCGATGGCTTTATGTCGCAAGTAGAGGACCAATACCGTGTTTTACGCCTGACAGACGGCTATTACACCGTACAAACCTACAATAAAGATGGTGAGGCTATAACTGAAGAGATTGAGCCAAGGAAGTCCGATGGCGGTCGGTGGGACACAATACCGTTTGCCTTTGTCGGCGCTCAGAACAATGACGAATCTGTAGATAAAGCACCATTGATAGATATTGCAGAGGTTAATGTGGCGCACTATCGAAACTCTGCTGACTATGAGGATTCAAGTTTTATGGTTGGTCAGCCAACCCCGTTCGTAACCGGACTGTCCCAGTCTTGGGTTGATGGAGTTCTGAAGGGTGGTGTTGTTATTGGTAGTCGGCAAATGTTGCTGCTTCCAGAAGGAGGTAATGCAGGTTTAATTCAGGCTAATCCAAACCAGATGCCAGAGCGCGGAATGGAGATGAAAGAAGCGCAGATGGTAATGCTTGGCGCACGTCTTATCATGGATAACAAAGGCGTAGAGACGGCAGAGGCTGCACGTATTCGTTACAGTGGTCAGAATTCTTTGCTGGGGTTAGTTGTTGGCAATTCAGAATCTGCATTGATTCAGTGTATGGGATGGGCTGGTGAGTTCATGGGGTCATCTGAAGAAGTGACATACAAAATTAACCGTGAATTCTACGATGCTACTATAGATCCGCAGTCGATCATGGCTCAGATTCAATTAGTAGATCGTGGAGTAATCGCTGATACTGATCTGCGTACTAATCTGCGTAAGGGTGGATTGATTGAGGCAGGGCGTACAGATGAAGACATTGAGGGTGAAGCTGAAGACATTACAGGCTTTTAATGGCTGTTCATCCACAACTAGGAATTGATATTGATTTGATATTCTTGAGGTTTAGGCAGTTAATAGCTGAAAACAGTCGGTAGGTTAATCAATCGCAGATCAAGAATGCCCGTAACAAGCGAAAACGAAAGCGTAAAAAATGAGTACAAACCAATTTCTTATTGACGCATCAACTCGCCATGCCGTATTTCTTCAGCGTTATGCGGGTGGCGAGTCTAAGAAGGCTATCAAAACTCTGAACAGGTTACGCAGGGATATAAACGCCCGACTGTCACAGGAGCCAACAGAGTTCCAACGCAACCGATTATCAATCATTCTTGACGATATAGACCAGCTCTACTATCAGTCGTTTACTCCGCTAACTCAACAAATAAAAGCTGGCGCTCATAGTTTGAGTGCTTCAGAGGGTGCGTTTGCTGTTGATTTATTCAGCAAGGCAACCTCTTTTGATTTCATCCTACCTCCTGATTCAGCACTTATTGCTGCTGTAGAAGAGGCTCCTATGGCAGCTCCTGTTGGTATGAGTGCAATATCCATAGATGATGCTCTAGCTCAATACGGGGTAAAGAAGGCTGAACAGGTTAAACAGGTTATAACTGATAGCGTGGTTATGGGTGATACCACTCCAGACATCTCCAGAAAGGTTGGTCAGTTAATGACCACGCTGCATAGACGGCAACTAGACACTCTGGTTCGCACAATCACCAACCACACATCAAATGTTGCACGTAAAGCAGTATATGAACAGAATGATGATGTGTTGGATGGGTATCGGTGGGTTTCAACCTTAGATAATCGCACCACACTAATCTGCATGAGTAGAGATAATAAGGTTTATACGAATATTGGTATTGACCCTATGCCTCCTGCTCATTTTGGCTGCCGCAGCACAACTATTCCAGTGGTTAATCCTAAATACAATCTCGGCGCAAAGGTAACGGGGCAAAGAGCATCAAAAGGCGCGAGCGGTGGAAAGCCTGTATCTGCCAATAAATCCTACGGAACATGGTTGAAAACACAGCCAAGAGAGTTTGTTGATGAGGCTCTAGGCGCTGAGAGATCTAAATTATTCCGCGCTGGCAAATTATCTATAGACAAATTCGTTGATCCTACTGGGCGCGTTTACACATTAAGAGAATTAGAGAGAATGAATCCGTTTGTTTTTGCGGATATGTAACGTGGCAGTGCCACATAAAGAGTCAGTGACTCAAAGGAGATGATGATGTTTGTACGTTTGAACCGTGGATATTTTGATGAGGCTGGAGATGATGGTGGTGAGGGTGGTGGTGCTGGTGGTGGTAGTGAGCCAACGGTTGCCGAGTTACAGACGCAGATTGCTGCACTTGGCGAGAGTCAAACCACACTACAGCAAGAGAACGACCGTTTGAATGGCAAGATTACAGAAGCCAACAAACACAAAAAAGAACAAGAAAGAGCAGCAAGAGACGCACAAAGGGCCAAAGCTGAGGCCGATGGTAACTATGAGCAGCTATTTAAATCTAGTGAGATTGAACGCGAATCATTGACTCAGCAATTAACGGGTCTACAATCTTCCATAGAGAATAAGGAGATAAATGGTGCTGCGATGCGAATTGCAAGTAATCTCGCAGAAG